CAAGCAAAAATTGAGTTATTTCCGAACGGTCATGCAAAGTTCACGATGCCGCGCGTTCTCCGCTTCGTATCCGGTGAGCGTCGCTTCCATCCATGCGGGCGTTTCTCCGCGCGTCGTCTTGCGCTCGACTGCTTCCCGAAGTTGCTCACCTTCAAGTAAGGCATATTTCACGCGCGCTTGGCTGGCGTTGCGCCACACGATGCCGCGCTCGACTAGCGCATGCAGGGTATCGCGCACAGCAGCTCGCGGGCGGTCGTGAAGCAGGTTCATCACCTGGTCTTGGGTATATTCGTAGTTCTCGACCATCGCGGAGATCAGTTCTTCTTGCGAGACGGTCTCGGACTGGCGGCCAGCGGAAAATGCTACGTTTTTCATGAGTGCATGCGGTCAAGTGTTGCGTTCAGAAGATCGAGCTCGGTGCATTTCAGGATGCGCAGATACGTCTGATCGCCGTGGATTCCGTTCGGGCCTTGGTGGCAGTCTTCGTGGCATAAGGGAAGCACCAGGAAGTTACCGGCGCGCTGTGCGCCGCCTTGGCCCGTTCTGATGTGGTGGACGTCGGTCTTGCTCTCCTGCTTCCGGTCGAGCAGGTAGCAGCAGATACAGGCCATGCCGGCGACGCGCCCCATGTAGTCGCTTTCGCGCTTCGTGGCTCGATGCTTCATCGCGCGAGATCCAGCAGCGCAGCAAAGGGATTGGGCGCGATGCCCTTCTTGAGCGCATAGCGGGCCCTGTAGACCTGCCTGTTTTTAGCGTAATGGCGTTGCCACGTCGCGCTTCGGCGCTTCTTCTTGCTCGGCGGTTTTGCATCGGGTCCGCTGCCGGCCGTCCAGATCGCCGGCACTAAACCGCTGCCGTTCGGCTCGGACCATCCGCAGATACGCACAAGCCCCTGCTCCTTCAGCGCGCGCAGGTTGTAGCGAATGTTGTGCGGAGTGATCGGCACGTAGAATGCCAGATCGTCGGGCGTGAGCTGCTGGTCTTGCAACAGTGCGAGGATCGCGCGTCGGTTTGCGTAGCGCTTCGAATCCGGGCCAGGTGAGTTTCTCTTGTTCATGCGGCAATACTCAATTGGGCGCGCAAGTGCGGCGCGTTGGAAAGAAAAACTGCTTTTGCAAACCCGCGTGGCGTGGCACTGCGAAAGTTCGCGCGCTCGTCACCAGGGGGCGCCTTGTGGATTCGGTCGTCAGGCGCGCCGGCCGTCGCATCCCTGAATGGCTCGGGCATGACAAACCCGTTCCCAGTCCAAAGGCAGGTCAACTTCGTGTAGTTGTCGGCCGGCTCATGCCCGGTGAAGTCGTGCGGGTGGAATGTGTGATCCGGCTTGCCAAAGATCTTCGAGAATGCGCTGACAGGGTTCTCGAAGAAGTAGGGCGCACCAGAGATTCCTCCAATCGTCCGGCACTCCGCAGCGACAACTGCGGCTTTCGCCTGAAAGTACGGGTCTTTCTCGCGCTTCGCTTCCCACCAGCGCGCGCCGCTGACGGCCACATCAGTGCAGGGAGGGAAGCCGGCGACGAAAACAATGCTGCTGTGCTTCATGATCCGGCCGAGCGCATAAAGTGCTTTGTCGACCGTTGTCCCGATCTTGGTGATGCGCCCCTCGCGGTGGACGCCTAGCGCGTGCTGAGGATCGACGAGAACAGCGTCATAACCGGCCGCCACCCAAGGCTCTGCCATATTTCCGGTCACATCACACAGAAAAATGCAGGTTCCGTTGCTCATGCCGCGATCCCCTCATATCCCGGATCTGCCACGATCCGAATGTCGTTGTCTGCACACCAAGAAAGCGTGTATTCGATCAGGCTATTAAGCCGCTTAACGCCCATTTGCGCGCTTGATTCCCTGAGATTCACCCACTCTCCCTCAAGGCCGGGAACCATTTCTGCGCCTATTCCGGTCGCCACAGCGTGTGCAGAAATGATCAAAGTTTTCCATTGGGTAGGCGTCAAGCGTCTACCGTGAAACTCGGCCTGCTTCGAGATCTGGCTGAAAAGACTATGAAGGAGCGAGTTCTGCCGGACGGTCCTGGTCGGCTCCTGCAGCACCAGAACATGACCATCCGGCCGGCTGTGTACCGCGTCTGCCGCCAGGCGTCGGTTCGTGCGATTGAGAAAGATCGTGACCTTATCCATCACGCTTTACCCATCGTGACGGCGATTGCTTGCTCGATCGAATCGACAACATGGATTTCGCCCGTCCATGCCGCGTGAAACGTTTCTTGATCCGGCGTCAGCTTGCGCGCGCTCGGCGGCTTCTCGCCGTCTTTGATCTCAAGGAGTAGGGTGCGCCCGTTGAAGGCGACGACGAGATCCGGAAAACCTTGTCCGACCGTGTGCGTCGGGATGACCTTTGCGCCGATCTTGCGTAACGCCGTGACGATCTCTGGCTGATTGCGGTCGGCTTTTGCTGCGTATCTCATGCTTTCTTTTCTGACCTGATGAAGTTCCAAATCTCTTTCTTCGCCGTCTCTGCCGCCTGATCGCCGGCTTTGCCTCTCACTCGCTCGACGATCGCCTTGGCGGCCTGAAACTCGCCGCGGCGGCCGTCGCGTACCGCCTGCATGAAGTCGCGCAGGCAGTCTTGCTGCGTGCTCATTGGAGGCAGATGGAGTTGTAGTCCACCGTTCTTCGAATGATGTAATGGCGTTTCAAGGGTTCCAGCCACGGATCGATACAGACAACTTCCATGTACCCGTTCGAAAGTAAGACGATCTCTGTTTTCATGGCTGGCCCCTGACTTACTTAATATCCAATCGTTGGCCGCGCACAAGGCGGCAGCCGGGAACTTCGAAGCCGTCTTTCAGAGCGGCTGCGATCAGTTTCTTGTCAGGCGCCGGAGCGGGCGGAAGCGGCTCCGTCTTGTAGTTCGCCGGGATCAACGCTTCGTCGTCGATGGCAACGCTCGGCGGATTCAGCGCGATCTTGATCTTGAAGAACGGCGTGTCGATCTTGTCGCGGCCGGCGAGCTGCAGTCCGTCGAGCAGGTACTTGCGGATGCGTGCTGCGCGGGCTTCCATCGCCTTCGCGCGCTCGGTCATCGCCTTCGCATGCTCTTTGATCTGCTCGGCTGTCGCTTCCAGGTTGCGAGCGACGAAAGCCGTGTTCATCGCCTTCGTTTCCAGATCGCCGCTGATCGCTTCCAGCGTGTCGGAGAACGTCTGTTCGTCCAACTCCAGGTCGACCAGCTTCGCGGCATCGGCGCGGTACTCGCTGGCAATCTCGAAGAGGTTCATGCTTCACCTCGCGCGTGGAGCATGGCGTCGGCGTAGCGATATGCGGACAACGCCACTTCGTCAGGCGTCGAATTGTTGTGTGCGCTCCCCCGAATCTCATCGCCGGGATACGCAAGAATTCCTTGCATCGCCTTCGCCGCGAAGTAGTCGCGCAGCGTCATGCCCTTCTGCCCTAACTTGAAGAAGGGGTCATTTGCATCTGCCACAGTGTGTTGCATGGGGAAGGCCGCCCCTCCGGTGTCCTTGTCGCTCATTTCGGCTCCGTTGTTATCCGTTCAATGCATCCGTTTATAGATAATACCGCGAAAATATCCGATTACTGGATCACTTACGCATAAAATTTAGCTATTGCGGATGACGCCTCTTAGTATCTTCCGCGTGCGCTCAAGCTCGTCGCGCTCGCGCAGATCGAGGATCAGGCGCAGCGCATCACGACGCATGGTGCTCTCTGCGATGTCGATCTCAGCCTGGCGGATCTGCTCGCGGATCACGTCGAGCGGAACCTGCGTAACCGGAACGTGCTCGAATGCCTGAGCTCGAGCTGCGGCGCTGTCGATGTCTGAGAATAACTTGTTCATGATTGCTCCAGTTTGCCGCGCCACTCGAAGCCATCGTTCATAATGGCCTGTGCGCTAGGGTGATGTTTGCAGGACTCGGCGCCTTCTGGCGTCAGTGCGGTGCGGCTCCAGCGCGAGCCTGTCCACCACGAATACCACTTCACTAGAATGCCGTTCTTTCGCAGCCTTACTTCGTATGCGCCGACATGAACAGGCGTAACATGCTTCGGAAACCACTCACTTTCTGCTCCCATGCTTTTCCCCTATGCGCCGCCAGCTAGGCCAGCGGCGCGTTGTCGTTATCAGAACGGGATCGAATCGTCGTCGAATTGATCGCCGGCCGGTGCGGGCACATACGACTGCTGCACTGCCGACTTCTTCAGCGGACGATCGCGCAGGGCGGCAACCAGCAGGGGCAGTTTCGTCGGGCTCGTCTTGCGATCGAGGATTTCTGCAGCCGTCAGTTCGGTATCAGCCTGGAACACTGCATTGAGGCGCGCGCTCCAGCCGGTTCCGCTGCCGTCGCGCTTCTCGTATTCCTCCATTGCGAGCAGGATGCCGATCGGTTTGTTCAGCAACTCGGCGAACTGTGTGAGCGTCTTTTGGACGTTGCCGCCGACTTCCTTGTCCCATACCGTCGAGACGACTTGCGCCGGCTTGATGTCGCGTACACCGATGACGGTCATAAGCGCCATCAACGTGCCGTAGTCGCCGAGCTTCTCGCCGTCCTTCTTAATCGTGTAGATCGAGAAGTTCGACTTCTGGCCTTCGTTTGTCTCGAAGGTGAACGCGATACCGCGCGTGCCGCTCGCCGCGGTGATGTCCTCGGCGCGGGTGAACTTGCCGACGTACTTGCCTTTCTCGTCGATAAAGCTGGTGCGCTGCTCGGCCTTGCGTGCTGCTTGCGCGGATTCGTTGTTGAGTGCGTACATGTGCGTTCCTTTGGTTCGCTTGGTTAGGCCGTAGCCAGTTGGGTGATGCCGTAAAAATCGGTGATTGCTGCGTCGACTGCTGCCAGGTCGTTGTCGACGTGATGCTCGGCGAACATGTCGATTGGCGACTTGCAGGTGTCGGAGCCGTTGTTTTGCGTGCTGAAGATGTGCCGGCCGTTGATCAGCGCGGCGCGAAGAACGATCGTGAACAGCGATTCGACCGGGCATTTTTCGTCGAGCATCTTGCCGATCGTGCGGGCCCGGATATGCCCGAGCTCGTCTGTCGACACATGGCCGAGGAAATACACGCGCACGTCGTCAGGGAGGACCGATGCGGACATCATCACGTCCCATGCGCTCTTTCCGATCTCGCTGAACTTCTGGAACCCGGTTTCAGCGCTGCGGCGCATGAACTCGTTTGTCATCATCAGATTCCAGTCATCGAACACGACGACCTTGCGCTGCGTCTTGCTCATGAGCGTGATGATCTGGTCGGCCTTGTCGGTCACGAAGATGTTTCCGGCCGGGTTTTCCTTCGTGCGGTACGACCAGCCTTTGGCGCGGAAGGGCAGCGGCTTCTTAATGGTCTGAATCAAAAGGGTCTGTGCCGGATCGAGATTGCGCATGGAAGTGCTCTTGCCGGTTCCGCTCTCGCCCAAAATCAAAGTTGCGATGCTCATTTGCTTCTCCTGTTCGCTCTTGCTCGTAAAGTTGCTGTTCTTCTTGCTCGATTTGCTGCTGCCACTCGGCGCCGGCGCTCACTGGAAGGCTCCCAGGTTCTGCGCTGCTGACCACGCTCCATAACCAAGCGTGAGGACAGCCGCGATCAACGTTTCAATTACGGTTCGCATGGCTGAT